AACCTCAAAACAAAAGCAGTTGAGGTTCATCTCTGGACAGAAGCCACAGCAGGCAAGTATGAAGCATATCAGCAGGACTGCTACGTTGTGCCGACAAGCTACGGTGGTGATACATCTGGCTATCAGATTCCGTTTACCGTGAACTATGTTGGCGAACGTGTAAAAGGAAAATTTGACATCAGTTCCGGTACATTCACGGCTGATAGCGAATAAGCACATATACAAGGAGGCACGCCAAATGGCAAAAGTAATTAATACAAAAATTGATGATGGAATTCTCATTTTCACATTCACAAATAACGAAGACGAAGTTTTTTCTTCTTTCAAACTGAACCCGACTGATATCAATGTAGCAGCACGTGCAGAGGAACTGACGGAATACTTTGAGCAGCTTAAAGATTCTATTCAGAAAGTCACTTCTGGCAAAGAAATGGCAGAACTGAACAAACAGATCGAGGATAAAATCAATTATCTGCTCGGATATGAAGCATCAAAAGACCTGTTCAAAGAACCAATTACCGCAACAACCGTTTTCGGAAATGGTCAGGTGTTCGCTTACATTGTTCTGGATAAGATCGCAGAAGCAATTGCGCCGGAAATCGAAAAGAGAAAAAAGAAAATGCAGGCAGCAGTCAATAAGTACGTGGAGAAATATACAAAATGACCGCCTATGAGCTTCCCACCTCACTCAATATAAGTGGGGTGGATTTTTCTATCAGGACAGATTTTCGAGCAATCATTGATATTCTCATAGCCATGAACGACCCGGAACTGGACGAACAGGCAAAAGCAGTTGTTATGTTACAGATTCTGTTTGAGGACTGGCAGAGTATACCGGCTGAGTGTCTGGATGAAGTTTGTCAGAAAGCATCGGATTTTATCGACTGTGGACAATCTGACAATAATCCGAACCACCCTAAACCCCGGTTAATGGACTGGGAACAAGACGGAGATATGATCGTTCCGGCAGTAAACAAGGTTGCCGGTAAAGAAATCAGAGCCGTACCATACATGCACTGGTGGACATTCTTCGGATATTTCATGGAATCCGGTGAATGCCTATTCAATACAGTTGTTGAAATCCGCTCAAAGAAAGTTCACGGAGAACGCCTGGATAAATGGGAAAAGAAATTCTATCAGGAAAATAAGAACATTATTGATATAAAAACACGTCTCAGCGACGAGGAGCAAGCGTACAAAGATGCGCTGAATGAGATGTTGAACCTCAAATAGTTAGGAGGTGGACACATGGCTGCTGATGGCTCAGTCATTATTGATACCAGAATGGACACGTCTGGTGTACAGAACGGCGTGTCAGCAATCAAACAGTCATTTAACGGCCTTGGGAGTGCTGTAAAAAAAATCGGTCTGCTGATTGGTGGGGCGTTTGCAGTTGGCAAGTTAGTGCAGTTCGGAAAAGAGTGCGTGGAGCTTGGCTCTGATCTGACAGAAGTACAGAACGTGGTCGATGTTACATTTACCACCATGTCGGATAAAGTCAATGAATTTGCAAAGAATGCCATGACTTCTGCTGGCCTATCTGAAACTATGGCAAAAAGGTATGTCGGCACGTTCGGCGCAATGTCCAAGTCGTTCGGATTCTCCGAAGCGCAGGCTTATGATATGTCAACGGCTCTAACGCAGCTGACTGGTGATGTAGCATCATTCTATAACATTAGTCAGGACTTGGCTTATATCAAGCTGAAATCAGTGTTTACGGGTGAAACAGAAACGCTCAAGGATCTCGGCGTGGTAATGACCCAGTCAGCACTTGACCAGTATGCACTTGCCAACGGCTACGGCAAAACCACATCTGCTATGACTGAACAGGAGAAAGTGGCTCTCCGTCTGGCTTTTGTGCAGAAGCAGCTATCTGCCGCATCTGGTGACTTTATTCGTACTTCTGACAGCTGGGCGAACCAGGTGCGAGTGATGCAGTTACAGTTGCAGTCTCTCAAGGCAACAGTTGGACAGGGATTGATTAATATTTTTACGCCTGTTCTGAAAGTAATTAACGTTCTGCTAGGTAAACTGGCGACTCTGGCAAATGCTTTCAAAAGTTTTACGGAGCTTATCACTGGCAAGAAATCTTCCGGTCAGACAAGTGGAAGTGGAGCAGGCCTTACAGGCGATGCAAGTGGCGTGCAGGATACGGCAGATGCTTACGGGCAGGCAGCAGACAACGCCGGCAAGCTTGCGGATTCTACGGAAGATGTAGCTGATGCAACAAAAGATGCGGCAAAAGCGGCGAAAGGATATCTTAGTCCGCTCGATGAAATTAATCGGTATTCTACACAGGATACATCATCAACAGCAAGTAAAACTCCGTCGACATCCGGTAGTGGCAGTGGCGGCGGCGGAACATCTCTTCCGAGTGCAGTCAGCAACGTAGATTACGGAAAAGTAGCAGAGGGTGAAACCGCTCTGGATAAAATCAGCAAATCAGCTGAAAAGCTTGCGAAGCTCTTAAAAAAACTCTGGAAACCATTTCAAGATGCTTGGAAAAAAGAGGGCAAGAATACCATTGATGCGGCACAGATTGCCCTGTCTGGAATTGCAAAGCTCGCCAAGAGTGTAGGCAAAAGCCTAGTTGAAGTCTGGACAAATGGTACAGGCACAACGATGCTTACGACCATGCTGAAGATTGCTCAGAATGTGCTTAAGACTATCGGTAACATTGCATCCGGCTTTGCTGACGCATGGAACAAGAACAATGTCGGGACACAGATTATTCAGAACATTGCAGATGCTCTTGTAGTAGTTATGCAGTTTGTTGAGAAAATTGCAGAGGATACGGCAACATGGGCGGCAAATTTGGACTTCTATCCATTGCTGGAATCCATCAGCAATTTGACGAGCGCATTTGCTCCAATTTTGGAATCTATTGGGAATGTCCTTGAATGGATTTACAAAAATATTGTTCTTCCGATGCTGAAATGGGTCATTGAGGTAGGACTTCCGACAGTGGTTAATTTGGTCGCAAAAGTAGCTACGTTTCTTGCCGATCATCAGTCGATCGTTGAAGCGTTCGGTGCGGCCCTGATCGGGGCTTTCGCGGCGGCGAAGATTGCAGGATTGGCATCGATAATCATTAAAAACGTGTCTGGAATCGCTATGGCCGCAAAGGGGCTTATCTCGTTAATGACTGGTACAGGCGGCATCATGGGCGGTATCAAAGCCATTGCAACAGCTATCGGACCAGGTGGAGTCTTTGTTCTTGCAGTCGGCGCATGTATTGCGATTGGTGTATTACTGTACAAAAACTGGGACAAAATCAAAGAAATGGCTGGAAAGGTATGGGATTGGATTTCTAATAAAACAAGGCGTTTTGTTGAGGATATTGGGAATAAGCTCAGAGGTCTAGCTACCAAAATGACGACCATTTGGGGGAACATAAAAGCCAGCGCGCATCAGAAATGGAATGCTATATGGTCTACTGTTAGTGGCTTTGCTGAAAGAATCAAGAACGCTATTGTTGATAAATTCACATCCGCCAAAAACACTGTAGTCGATGTATTTAACGGAATGAGAGATGCTATCAGGTCTGTTCTGAACAATATCATAAGTGTTGTAAATGGCGCTATCAGCAAAGTAAACGGAGTTGTTAGTGCGATTGAATCAGCATTCTCTTTCGGCCCATGGAAAGTACCGACTCCATTCGGCTCAAAGACTATCGGGTTTAAAGCTACTTTCCCAAGAGTTCCGACAGTTCCGTATTTGGCTAAAGGCGCAGTCATTCCACCTAGAAGTGAGTTCCTGGCTGTACTTGGCGACCAGAAACAGGGTAATAACATTGAAACACCAGAAGCACTGCTCAGAAAAATTGTTCGCGAAGAATCTGGCGGACAGCAGAGTAGTGGAAATTATCGTTTTACTGCTCAGATTAACCGAAGAACGGTATTTGATGAAATTATTGAAGAAGCAAAGTTAAGGCGTGATACAAGCGGCAGAAATCCGTTTGAACTGGCATAGGAGGTGAGCGCATGGCGTCTATATTATTAAGCAAATCTATAACGGATAGGTATAAGATAAACGGCAAACGCATGCCTCAGCCGGACAAGGATATGACGTGTAATTTTGAAACAACTTACTCCGAAGGAAGTAATCGTACACAATTTGGAAAAGCTATATTGGTTCCGTTATTTACAGTTATTCAGTATGGCTATGAAGCTAGTAATATACCAGTAGGTGAAGCAGAAGAACTTATAAATGCAATAATACATGGGGAACCTTTTAATTTGTACCACTATTCCATCAGACACCATGATTGGCGCACAGAATCATTCTATGTTGGAAAGGGAACGTTTTCCCTGGCTTGTGTGGCACCTGGTGAAGAATACTATTCCAAGATATCTTGTAACATGCAGGGGGTGAATCCACTTGATTAATGTATCAGACGCATTTAAACAAAAACTACAGGACGGAAAGAAAGTCTGGCAGGAAGTGGAAATCACTTTCCCTGACGGAACTGTAAAAACCGCAAAAGATGAAATTATGGGTGAAAACTGCACCTTTTCTGATTGCGCTGAAAGTAGCAGTTTTCCAATTGGTTGTGTTGTGTGTAAGTCCATGACGCTTGAGTTAGACAACTCTCAGGATCAGTGGAAGGATTATTATTTCTATCAGGCGAAAGTCCATGCATATCTCAAAATGCAGATTGACGCCAGTACAGTCGAAACCATCGATAAAGGCGTATATACAATCACGACACCGGAGCAGTACGGTGAAACGCTTAATTTTACGGCTCTTGATGATATGTATAAAGTGAATGCGGCTTATGCATCTAATCTGGCTCTTCCACAGTCGGTAGAGACCCTTGTCAGAGATGCGTGTGAAACTCTCGGCATCCCATTTGGCGGAACAATGCAGCATGGTAATCTGATTATATCAGAGATTCCAGAGAATATGACATTTCGCCAGTTATTCGGATGGGCGGCAATGCTTGAGACTGCGAACGCCCGTCTGGATAACAGAGGATACTTGCAGTTTATTAGATGGGATTTTTCCAATGTACAAGAAGATTACAGCGCAGTAGTGGACGCTGATGGAAATGTAATATTTAAAGGCGGCGCAAATATTGACTCAGAGAGCTTTATCAGTCCGACAGGGAACTGGACAATTGATAGTGATGGATTCTTGACACTGATCGAATCAGCTACTGACGCATCTGAAAAGCTCAAAGACTTTTTTACAAGTCCAACTGTTTCTAGTGATGATATTATAATCACTGGAATCAAGCTAAAAAATAGAGAAAATGAAGCCATGCACGGAAGTACAGGATATGTTCTTGAATTGGAGAACGACCTTGTTGCGGATTCGGACTTGGAGACGGTAGCTGCTCAAATCGGCGATTCCATAATTGGGGCCAAATTCCGCAATATGTCGGGAGAACTTGCATATAATCCACTCATTGAGTTCGGAGATATGGCATATACTTACGACCGCAAATGGAACAGGTATGTAACTCCGCTGACGGACGTTTCTTGTTCTGTTAATGGGAAAACTACTGTAAAAACTCAAGCCGATGATCCGATAAGAGGAATGAGCAAGTTTGTTTCTGATGGAACGAAAGCCATTGTTGAAGCAAGACGACTTGCTAAAATTGAAAAGACTGAACGAGAAAAGGCAATAGAGCGTTTAGCTGGAATGCTTGTATCTTCTAGCGGTCTGTATATGACGCAGGAGCCACAGCAGGACGGCAGCATCATATACTACATGCACAACAAAGCAACCATAGCAGAATCTAACATAATCTGGAAGCTGACAGCAGAAGCATTTGCCGTATCAATCGACGGTGGAAAAACATATCCCTACGGCTTTGCGGTGACTGGTGAATTAATAACCAGGCTACTCTATGCAGAGGGCATCAACGCCGACTATATTAATGCAGGAACGCTCATCGTAAGAGACAAAAGTGGAAATGCGATATTTGAAGCGGATATGGATACCGGATCAGTTACTCTTGACGGAAGTTGCGTGACTATTGGCGGTAAGCCACTTGATGAAAAAATTGAAGATGTTGAGAACATGGCAGCTCTGGCCAGAAACATGACCATACAGCTTGATAACGACTATCAAGGCATCCCGGTTGACAGCGATGGTAACTATACAGAGTTTCCGGAGTGCACCACAACAGCGACCGTCATGTACGGCACACAGGACATTACGGATAACTGCACGTATACGATTACGACGTCTCAGAACATACAGGGAAGCTGGAATAAGGAAACTAAGACATACACTGTCACCGGGCTGACCGCAGACAGCGGATGGGTGAACATCAAGGCGGCATATCTGAATAACCTTGTTATATCGAAACAGTTCTCACTTGCGAAACAGTACGCCGGGCCGCAAGGAATCCCGGGCGTTGGAACAGATGGAAAGACAACGTATCTGCATATCCGATACGCACCGGTACAGAACCCGACAGCGGCGCAGATGAGCAAGACACCAAACAAGTATATCGGAACTTATACGGACTTTTCCGGCGTTGACAGTACTGACCCGAGCAAGTACACATGGGCCAAGTTTGAAGGCGACCAAGGAGCGCAAGGCCCGAAAGGAGCAGACGGCAAGTCGTCTTATACGTGGATGAAATACGCCACAAGACCGGATGGACTTGACATGTCAGACAGCCCGGATTATGTGCCACTGTTAGACAGCGCTGGCAGTCCGATTCTGGATAGTGCCGGAGAACAAATCTATACGGTGACACAGGCAACCTATATCGGCATCGCAACGAATAAAGACACGGCTACAGAAAGTACCAATCCGGCAGACTATACGTGGAGCCGGTTCCGTGGCGTCGATGGATATGACGGAAAGGACGGAGCAAACGGCATCCCGGGAAAAGACGGTAAAGACGGAAAGACACAGTACACGCACCTTGCTTATGCCAATAGCGCAGATGGAACGAAAGACTTTTCGGTATCTGACGGAAACCGTGAATACATTGGCATGTACGTGGATTTCGTGGAAGCCGACAGTACTGACCCGACGAAGTATACGTGGTCACTGATTAAGGGAGCAAACGGAGCGCAGGGCGTGCCGGGAACACCGGGAGCGAACGGAAAAACACCATACTTCCACATCGCTTATGCGAACAGTGCTGATGGAAAAGCCGGATTCTCCGTGGATAACAGCGATGATAAGCTGTATATCGGGCAGTACACCGATTACACACCGGATGACAGCACTGACCCAACAAAATACAGTTGGACAAAGATTAAGGGCGAACAGGGAAATGCCGGAAGGACTTACTTCTTCCAGAGTAATGCAGATGTGTTACTGATGGGGGCAGATAAGAGAATAACACCGGCGCCGCTCATTGTGGATTCTTTCTACAGGGATGGAAACGGCGAGATTGCACAGTCACAAAAAGGTTGGTGGAAACTTGAAAAATCCACCGACAACGGCGCTACATGGTCAGCGCTCACGGTATCGCAGACTGCGGCACTTGACCGGTTGAGTATTAACGTCAATAACCTGTCGCTCAAGGCTCACAATATGCTCAAGGTTTCGCTGTATTTTGACCAGGCAAAAACGAAGCTTGCGGACTATCAGACGTTTTCCGTGGCGGTTGATGTGGCATCACTGACACAGGAACAGATAGTTGATATCCTATCAGACGGCGGAAAGTTCAAGGGTCTGTATTATGGCAAGGATGAGAGTGGAAACACGACACTGTATATATCTTTCAATGCCATGAAAGGTGGTGTTATCAGTCTTGGCGGCATGAATAACGGAAACGGTCAGCTGAAGATTTACGATGCTGACGGAAATCAGATATCGAGATTAGGATATACCGGATATGTCGTACTTAACAAGAACACCGGAAACCCGATGGTATCTCTTAACACTGCCGGATTGCGATTATATACGGACTACACAGATGCAGACAACTACAATGCACTGATGCTTGGAAAATACGGATTGTACGCACAGAAAGTCCAAAATAAAGTGCTTGAACTTTGGATGGAAGGTGATACGAGTAAAAAGTGGGAAGGTTACATTGTACGTTATTTGAACAACAAAGTCCGAATAAACACGAACTCACTTTTCACGGACGGATGCGAACTTGGAGCAAATTTTTCGACAGATGGAAGTGCAACTATTGGCAAAAGCTTGAGCGTAGGCGGAAACGCAACTGTCGATGGAACCCTTATGTTTTACGACTTGGAGAATCAGGCAAAAACATCCGGCAAAGTCAAAAGACAGCCGGTAGCGTCCGTAAGCGCAGATGATTCGCAAGTGGCCTATCTTTTTTCAGGAACGGGTAGTAAACATGGAGCCACGGCAACATACAGACGTTTAGGAATCCGTGCTAAATGGGGTGGATCTGGATTTAGCACAGACTATCTATATACAACCTCACAAGTTTCCGACATCCGCCTGAAGGAGAACATCGAAGCCAGTGAAACAGACGCTCTCGAAACGGTTAACCGCATGAAAGTCCGTCAGTTCGATTGGAAAGAGCAGATGGGCGGATGGCATCAGAACATCGGCTTCGTGGCGGACGAGCTGGAAGAAATCGACCCGAACTTGGCACTGGGCGGCGGATATGACGAAAACGGTGAGATGGACATTAAACAGATTAACAGTCCGTATCTTCTCAATTACGCAATCAAAGCCATTCAGGAACTCAGTGCAAAGGTTGATGAACAGGAAAAACATATCAAGGAATTAGAAAGGAGATTACAAAATGGCAAAATTTAATGAGTACACACAGAAAGCAACACCGGAAGATGCAGATACACTGATGATTTATGATGCGGCGGCGAAGGCAAACAAGCTTTCACCGTTCAGTGGAATCTGGAACTGGATTGTTGGAAAACTGACCAATGCGGTCATCAGCAACTTGCAGACCAATAACAAGTCCGTGGTGGGGGCTTTAAATGAATTAAATAGTAAGGCAGTAAGAAGCGTTGGCAATATAACACGAGCTTCATTCCGATCAGGTCAAAACGGCATCAAAAATATTTACATTGATTTTTACGATTCAAATAATTCGAAAACAAGTTTGGCATTTACTACAGATGGAGAAAATGCAATTAAGTTCCTTGTTAACGACGAGGAAAAATGGAAGGTTGTCGTAAAATAATTTTCCTCTTCCCATTTAGTTCATTAAAAATTTCATAAAAAGCTACCAATGGAGTGTGCGTTCTCCACGCAGAAACGTGGATTAAAATGTGAAAGGAGTTGACAGAATTGGAGATTAAAGGAATTGACGTATCATCCAATCAAGGAAAACCGGACTGGTCGAAAGTGGCCAAATCCGGCATTAAATTCGCAATCTTGAGAGTACACCAGAGGTCCGGCGTTGACGGCTCATTCGAGTACAATTACAAGGGATGCAAGAGCAACGGAATCCTTATCGGCGGATATAAGTATTCATATGCTCTGACACCGGCACAGGCTATTGACGAAGCAGAAGATGTGATTGCCACGCTGAACGGGCGCGGACTGGACTTCCCAGTGTTCTACGACCTTGAGTGGTCTAATCAGCGAAAACTCGGCAAGCAGGCTATTGAGAACATTGCAGTTGCATTTCTGGTAAGGATGAAAAAAGCCGGTTATAAGGTCGGCATATACTGCAATCTGGGCTGGTACAACAACGTCCTGACTGATGCACTCAGAAAGTATGAGTGCTGGATTGCACATTACCCAGACCCCGATAACGGAACAATACAAACAAGGGTAAAACCAAAAGTAGGAATCGGCTGGCAGTATTCCAGCAAGGGAAAAGTATCCGGAATCAGCGGAAATGTTGATATGGATGTATTTTACAAAGATTATCGAGAAACGACGCAGAAAGGAGAAACAACAATGGTAAAAATCAGTAACTGCGGACATGACGAAAATGGAAGATATGCAGGTGGGAAAGCAGGGGATCAGACCGGCACAGAATATCAGATCATGAACTGGTACAGCAGGCCGTGGCTCTGTGTCTTAAGATTCAATGACGCCAAAATCGCAGCCATGATCGCAGATATGGCGACAAAAGCGGCTCAGAATAATCTCATCGGGTACGATCAGGGTACTGCCGGAAACAGCAATGACCGGTATTCGTTCTGGCAGCATTTAAAGGCAAGCAACTACGATCCGGCGCAGATCACGGTAGCTTGTGAATCTGATTGCAGCGCAAGCACAGCAGCTATCGTCAAGGGGGCTGGGTATCGCTTAAATAACGCAAAACTCAAAGCAGTCAGCATCTATCTGACGACACGAAACATGAGAGCCGCAATGAAGGCTGCCGGTGCGAAAGTACTGACGGATAGTAAGTATCTGACATCCGGTGACTATTTAAAGGCAGGAGATATCCTCCTGAATGATAACCACCACGTGGCTATCGCTGTTACCACCGGCGCAAAAGTAAGTACGCCTTCAACCACACTTACCGGTACCTTCCAGACAAGACTTCCGATTCTGAGAAAAGGTAGTTCCGGAACAGCAGTGGCAATGCTTCAGGCAATGCTGGGTATAGAAGTTGACGGACAGTTTGGGGACGACACATATGATTCCCTCAAAGTTTTTCAGAAAAATGTTGGTGTAAAGGCAAATGGAACTTGCGGTATTGATACCTGGAAGAGAGTGATTGAGCACATGAAAGCAAATACTAAGTGACAAATTAAGCCCCTTGGAGTTAATCCTCGGGGCTTTTTCCTTTTAGCCAAATTTATGTTCTGATTGATTTATCATTTAAAACAGGTTATACTACCAATAGTCGCACAGGGATTGAACTTATGATGTAAAGCTTCCTGTGTGGCTACGCACAAGTGAAGAGTGCAGACTGATCTGCCGTGCATTGATGAAAGAGCTGTATGTTCCAATTTGGTGGCTGTTAGCAGCGGCACGAGTGGACAGTCAGAAAAAGAGTTGGGCCTAAAAACCCGACTCTCTTTTTTTACGTCAAATTGCGACATTTTAATAAGATATAGATTTTCACGGTTAGTCACAAATTAGTCACAAACGAAGTCCTGAAACCCGCATAAACAAAGGATTCTTGAAGATTTTCATTAAAATTAGAATAATGAAAATGAAATGAGGAGAGTAGAAGTGAAAAAGATCATGAAGAAAAATCAGGTAATCATCACCTCGCTGGCCATTCTCATTGCTGTGGCCGGATATCTGAATTTCGCAGATGTGGATCTGGGATTTAAGGATAAGGAGACGAGTACAGACAGCAGCAGTATCCTGGATGACGTGGATTATGACCTGACCGATGAAACAGCCCTTCTGGATGAGAACGGGGCAGATGGCACAACCCAGTCGGAGGTGATGGATACCGCATCCCCGGGCGAGGCCGTACTTACCGGTGCTTCGGATTTTGCAGCACAGGCAAAAGTCAGCAGGGAGCAGGTGCGTTCCCAGAACAAAGCGGACCTGCAGGCGATCATCAGTAATAAAGACATCAGCGAAGAGGAAAAACAGAATGCTATTAACACAATGGTTTCCATGACAGATCTTACAGAAAAAGAGGCGGCTGCAGAGCTTCTTCTGGAGGCGAAGGGCTTTGAAAATGTGATCGTAAATCTAACGGGTGAAACTGCGGATGTTGTGGTGCCGGATGCAGATCTGGAGGATGCAAAACGTGCACAGATCGAGGATATTGTAAAGAGGAAAACCGGTGTGGCAGCAGAGAGCATTGTGATCACGCCTCTAAGTCAAAGTAAAAATGCATCGGATGTCATAAATACTGCAGATGAAGCTGAAAAAAATACGGGAGGTGCAGAGGATAATGCGGAAAGTACAGGTGATGAGGTGCAGGATACCGCTGCATCTGTGGAAAGCGATCCGGCGGATCAAACATCTGAGGACGCAGAGACGGCTGCAGATATCCAGAACGATCAGACTATTGATACAGAGGGAATTTACGACTGAATTGCCTTGACAGCAAAGCCTTGTCTATACTAGAATAGGAAAGGTTATAGTAAAATAGAGATATCAGAGAATATACAGGAGGCTCACGTGTCGAAGTATACGAAAGAAATAGAAAAAAGAAGAACATTTGCCATCATCTCTCATCCGGATGCTGGTAAAACAACATTAACAGAAAAATTTCTGCTGTATGGAGGGGCCATCAATCTGGCCGGAAGTGTAAAGGGTAAGGCTACGGCCCGCCATGCAGTATCAGACTGGATGGAGATCGAGAAGGAAAGAGGTATTTCCGTTACTTCATCCGTTCTTCAGTTCCATTATGACGGATATTGTATAAACATTCTGGATACACCTGGACATCAGGATTTCTCCGAGGATACCTACCGTACATTGATGGCTGCGGATTCAGCAGTTATGGTCATCGATGGATCCAAGGGTGTTGAGGCACAGACCCGTAAGCTTTTCAAGGTCTGTGTTATGAGACACATTCCGATCTTTACTTTTATCAATAAGATGGACAGAGATGCCAACGATACTTTTGATCTTCTGGATGAGATCGAAAAAGAGCTTGGTATTGCAACCTGTCCGATCAACTGGCCAATCGGCTCCGGTAAGAAATTCCGGGGTGTGTTTGATCGTAATACAAAGAAGATCCTTACCTTCTCCGATACACAGAAGGGCACCAAGGAAGGTGTGATAGAAGAGATTGATATTAATGATCCCCGTGCAGATGAGGTCATGGATCCTGAGCAGAAAGAGCAGTTGATGGAAGAAATCGAGCTTCTGGATGGCGCAAGTGCGGAGTTTTCTCAGGAAGAGGTCAGCAAAGGACAGCTGACACCGGTATTTTTCGGTTCTGCTCTTACCAACTTTGGTGTGGAAACATTTCTGGAGCATTTCCTGAAGATGACCACTTCTCCGCTTCCGAGAACTGCAGACTGCGGACCGGTAGATCCTATGAGTGATGATTTTTCAGCCTTTGTATTTAAGATCCAGGCGAATATGAACAAGGCTCACAGAGACCGTATCGCATTTATGAGGATCTGTTCAGGCAAGTTTGATGCGACCAAAGAGGTTTATCATGTGCAGGGAGACAAGAAGATGCGACTTCTTCAGCCGCAGCAGATGATGGCAGAATCCCGTCATGTTGTGGAGGAAGCTTATGCAGGTGATATCATCGGTGTCTTTGACCCGGGTATTTTTTCTATTGGAGATACCATCTGCGCACCTGGAAAGAAATTTGCCTTTGAGGGGATCCCGACCTTCGCGCCGGAGCATTTCGCACGTGTGCGTCAGATCGATACCATGAAGAGAAAACAGTTTGTAAAAGGTATCAACCAGATCGCTCAGGAAGGTGCGATCCAGATATTCCAGGAGTTTAACACCGGTATGGAAGAGATCATTGTGGGTGTTGTAGGTATCCTGCAATTTGATGTCCTGAAATACCGTCTGGAGAATGAGTATAATGTAGATATCCGCCTGGAAACACTTCCATATGAGCATATCCGCTGGATTGCCAACAAGGAGACTGTAAAAGTAGACAAGATCGTGGGAACTTCTGATATGAAGAAAGTCACAGACCTTAAGGGAAATCCGTTGCTGCTCTTTGTCAATGCATGGAGTGTTGGCATGGTTGAGGACAGAAACCCTGATCTGGTACTGACAGAATTCAGTAAATAAGCCCTTTTATTTCATAACTTTTTTTGATATAATAGTATAAAATTACGAACAAAAATATTATATCCGTAGGAGGGTTTCCCATGGCAGAAAAAAGAACAACGTATAAGATACAGGATCTGGGCGGAATCGGTGAAGTTCACATTGCAGATGAAGTTGTTGCGATCGTTGCAGGACTTGCAGCAACA